CAAGACCTCCATGGGTACAACAGTTTCACCCTCCGCAGCGTGCACAACATAAATTTCACCATTCCGCCCATACTCGGCCAGATGTTCGGCTTGTTCTTGCAAAGATCCAAGACCAATCGGAGCCACGATATAATCCGGGGAGGATTCTGCGAAAGATTGCAGTCCGTTACTCAGAGTGTGGTGTGCCTGCTGTAACATCACGATAGCTCCAAAATGTTCGCAAAGACTTGAATCTTCGATGCAACATCACAATTGAAAACGAGCGTGTCTCCGGTCTCAAGGATAAAAGGTCCTGTGAGCGACACGTCTGCGGTGGCCGAGGACGAGGCTAAAGTAGCCATCGTGACCTTCTGCAAAATCACCGTTACCGAAGCGGAACTATCGGTTATTTTGGAGTATACTACTACCGCTCCCGTATGGCTATTGTACATATTTATGTTTTTTACCAACGCAACAGTGGCCGCAGGACAGGTGTAAGCGGTCACATCCCCAGTAGACCCGACAATAGTAACTATGTTCTTGTACGCAGAAGCCATTAGTCCATAAACCAGTTCAGGCCGTTGGTGTCGTCTTCCCCGCTAATGATAGCGGGTAATTCGGTGCGGGTGAGGGCGTCCTCGATGGTACGCACAAGACGAATCATCATATCAAAATCGTATCCCGGCGTTACCAACGGAAGGGAGGTTTCAAGTAACTTTGCCACTAGCGCCTCCCATCCGGTCGAACGTCCAACCGCACGTCGCCCAAGGTCCATGCAACGTCCCCCGCGCTGCTCTCGACCCGAAGGACCGCCGAGCGTGACCGAGACCGGACAAAAGACTGTTGCGTGGTACTTGTGACGGCGTTCGTGGAGTTGGTGGCAAGGGTATCCCCCGGAAAACTCCGGGTCTTCAGGACGTAGTTCACGGAAGTGTCGGAATCCGAGCTTGTTATGTCTATATCCGGGATAATCCGGCTTATAAAAGCGAACTGGTCCCCGTCGCCGATAGAGAAGACTGAAGACTCAATAAACGGTGACATAGCCGTACCATCTGCCGTGGTCCCTGTTTCGTGGGCATAGATGTAATTGAGATCGCTGACGACCCCCGCAGCCCGGGGCTTGTCGTGGAGACCGAAGTCAACCCACGCGGTCCGGGATAAAGAGCCAATGTCCCAGGTGTTGTCCGCGTAGTTAAATTTTGCATAACGGTCTATGTCATCGCTATCGGCAGAGCAATAGAACCAGAAAACCTCGTCGAACATCCGGTTGGATCCGGCAAAGAACTTCAGGTTCTGGTCGAGGTTTATGTCGTCAAAAACATACCGAAGAACGGTGCAGGGGATGATCTGTATTTGCCCCGCATACATGAAGAAGTTCTCTGTATCCATCCAGAAAACCCTGTCCCCGGCGGCTACCACTGCGTTTGGGGAGATTATGGAAGAATTGCTTGACAGAAGATTAAACGAAAATGTGAAAGGAGGGCCGACAAAACGCATACTGTAAAGAGAGGCGTCGGTCCATATAAGAAGCTCCTGACGGGTCTCGATAGCGGTGACTATCTCCGATCCGGACGAGAGGCGCTGGGAACCCGCTGTATTAGTTGCAGTGGGCGTCCAATCAACCGCGTTTTCCTGATCGGACCAGCGAACAAGAAGGAGATCCTGCGCTGTAGTGCCAAGGGTGTTCGCCCCCAGCGCGATTACATGCCCGTCTGTGTCCGAGACAACTACCTGTCTGGCTGTCGTCGGCGCGTCAGAAGCACCCGACCGGCTACTCAGGACCAACGCCCTGTTACCCAGACCAAGAGTGGCGTCCCAGTAGTAGATATTGTCATTTCGCACATTGAGGATAAGGTCCTCGCCGAAGTTGTCTTGCGACCAGAGCCGGGTTTCCCCAGCCGTAAACGGTTCCACGGCTTCCCCCCAACCATAAAAGCCATTGGCTTCCTTGACTATGTCGCCATCGGAATGCGCCGCAGCGGTGGTTCCCCTTGTGCCACGGACAACGCCCGCATTAAGCGTATGGGTTGATTTGCCGGTGTACTGGATCAATTCCTCGTCTATCTCTATCAAACCGACAAAAGTCACCGTATCCCCGCTGGCGTGGATTGCAGCGGTGGTTCCATCTGCGGCTCTCGTGAGATCACCAAGGATGTTGCTTACATTCGTCCCGTAAATAATGTTCTCGCTGTTTATCTTGACGGAGCCCTTTGCGGGGAAGTCGGAGGAACTCGTGACATTAATGACAGTGTCTACAACCGCCACGGCTGCGCTTGTTGTAGACGACGCGGTTTCAAAATCGGCCCCTGAAGTAAGGACTATCGAAGTGACGCTATCGTTTATCCCCCCGTTCAGGGTTGTCTGGGAATATGTGAGGGTTTCGCCGCCAAAGTAACCGGCCCCCCAACCAGGGTCCAGCGTGGTGGCTTCGGAACCAATGTGGATCTGGTAGTTCGCGATCACAGCGGAGCCGCCCCCTGCCGTCGCTCCGGAACTCGCACTGCCGCCCGTGTCCAGCGTATAACTGCTGGCGGACACAATATTGGTTATGACCTGCTCCTTGTTCAAATCAGCAGTTGTCAGGCCATCAACGGTTGCTGCACCGCTAAAAACAACATAGTCGCCCTCTGCGGCTCCGTGGCCCGCCGCAACCACCGTAATCTCCCCCGAACCGGCACTTCCCGTGGTGAAGGGGTTCGCGCCCAAGGTGGCGGTGCTTCGAACCGGTGTAATGTCGTTATAAGTGCCGCCTTGTTCTATATAGAACTTCGAGGTTGTTCCCACCCCCATAAGCTTCAAGGCTCCGAGGGTGACCCAGTTCTTTAGCGACCGCACCGTCCCAAGGACGGACGAGCCGCTGACCCTGGACCAGCCCCCTATTTTCTCGGGACGGCCTTTTCGGAAGCGGATCAGATCAGAATCAAACCAGCCCTGCTGGTCCGCAAAAGAGGTGCTTTCACGGTTAATTCCGGGTCGAAACTGGACTTTCGTCAGCGGCATAACGGTTCCTCACAACACCCCGTCGCACGAAATCACTTCCATAGGGATGCTGTTTTTATCCTTCCGCTTTGACTTCTTCCGAGGGGCGGCGGCACATTCTTCTTCCCCGTCATCGGACAAACTCTCCATTAACGCCTTGGTAAAGAAATCCAGAGCCGCCGTTAACTGGTCAACCTGGAACTGGGCCTGTTGTCGTTTCGCCTGTAGATCACGGACCTGTTCAACGAAATAATTCTGGCGGGCACTCATGTCCTCGCGGTTATATTCTTCGCCGTTTATATTCACAACATTCTTCTCTGTTTCAGCCATTACTCTAACTCCAACTTGATGGGAGGCCGGTCTTACTGATGGGCGTTTTCTGGAGGTCAATACTTGCTTGAATGCCAGCTTCTAGCGAGGTCTCTGTGGTGTCTTGTTCTGCTAGTGCCGTCAAAACCCACGCCTTAACTTGCGCTTTGCTCACATCTGCGAAGGGAGTAAAGTCGTCAGCGTCTGCCGCACCAACCCTGACGCTGTCATACCTCGTGTCAGAGAAATCACCGTCCACACCTGTGATGCGCCAATGTATAGTCTGTATTACATCATCAAGACCGTCTTCTAAGATCGCTCTCTTGATTTGGCTATACGACCATGTGAATGTAGTAGCCATTTTAAACGCCCTCCAATATCGGGTCAGGTGTTTTTTCAGGTTCCACGATTACCCGCCCCTCGTTGTCGGTCCAATCAGTGTCGAACATGTGCGCATCTTTACGTTCGCCAATGACCATCCAACTGATTGTGTCGGTGCAGGAGTTGTCTTGTGCTTCAATAGTCAAAGTCGCGCCCGATACAGAGCCGCGCACAGAAGTCCAGCCGGTTTCGTTAGACGTAAAACACTGCACGTCGCGGCAAAGTACCTCGAAAGTTCCGCTTGTCATCCCTGCTGCCGTATCAATATCCACGGTGGCTTCTCCACCAGACAACGGGACGCGCCCTCTGTAAATCAGATCAGCTTGCGGTCCTTCGATGAACGCATGCACCAGATCGTGCGTATCTCTTTTGCTGTCGAGCGGATGTGAAATGCAGAACGACCCGCTGCCTTTGGAAAGCGCACCCGTTATGGAAAGATCACCGGTTACTGTCGCACCAGCCGAAGTAGTCTCAAACTTCTTAACATTATCATAATAGAGATCAATGGCCCCATCTTTGGTGAACGTCGCCATTAACTCACCAGTAGTAGTTTGGAATTCGATTGCCGTCCCATTCGTTTTGATGAAAAGATACCCGGTCCCGTTATCCCAAATATGACTGTGGTCGCCTTCGTGCCACATTTGCAAATCGCTTCCAGCACCAAACATCAATTTATTGTTTGTCCCGTCAGCGAATCGCAGTCCAGTGTTGTGAACATGTGTTATATTTGTCTCGGAATCAGCACCAAAATTTAAGACGACCCCGTCTGTCGGAAATGATACATCGCCAGATGACGTTAGCCGCATCACTTCCGCTGCATTCGTGTAAAATCGCATCGAGTTTCCGGAATTGTCATATCGAATGCCAGCAATGTCGGCGTCGGCTGCATCGCCCATATTGATAGAGACAAGATTGTCTGCGGCTCCAATTATGGTCATACCAACAGCAGCAGAACCTTCAATTACCAACTCATCCGCGCCTGCGCTTATACTTGTTGCACCCGCATCGCCTGTTTTGACATGCAAAGTACCAAGCGGGGCGGTCTCGCCGATGCCGACATCGCCACCAATAATCACATCTTTCGCCACTCCGAGTCCGCCATCAGTGTGAATTGAGCCGGTGGTGGTTGACGTACTTTCGGTGGTATCATCAATAGAGGCGATACCGCTTGTAGTAAGCGTTGTCACTGAAGCTGCCGCTGCCGTGCCAGAGCCAAGGATGCCATCCAGGGTGCCGGTGAATCCTGTTGCCGTAATTTGATCAGTAGCCGTAATTGCGTCCACAAATAAGTTAGCCCACCGAACGCCTGTAGTGCCGAGATCGTCTGTGCTGTCGGTGTCGGAAACGATGTTACCGCCCGACGTAAGTTGGGTCACAGTAGCAGCGGCAGGCGTGCCAGAACCAAGAATGCCGTCTAGGGTGCCGGTGAATCCTGTTGCCGTAATTTGGTCAGTCGCAGTAATTGCATCGACAAAGAGGTTGGCCCAACGAACGCCGGTTGTTCCAAGGTCGTCTGTTGAATCTGTGTCAGAGACCACATTCCCGCCATGGGTTGTAACGCCGTCAATGGCCGCAGCCCCGGTAACTTCAAGGGTTCCCACCTGAATGTCCGCCAGAGCATCATAAACTACAGCCCCGGAACCGGCACCGTCGCAGTAGATAATTGCATTCTTGCCGTTCTGGACAGTAACGTTTGCTCCTGAACCCTGTGTCAGGATTACCGAGTATGGCCCGCTTGAACCAGAATCCGTGGTGGCATTCTCGATAATGAACCAAGCCGGTGACGTGTTCGGCGCTATTGTAACCGTATTGTTAGCACCAAGAGCCCCCGTGAACTTAATCACCCGGTACATACCGTCCTGAAGATTCTCGGTTCCGGACCCTGGAGAGGCTTCCCGAACCGTGAGGGTATGCGTTGTCCCGGATAAGGCCACCGCCTTGTACGAAGCAATCCTGTCAAGGATGTCGGCATTATGGTTCGTAGTCGTACCCCAAGTACCGGCCTGTTCGCCCGTCCCGATCTTCTCAATGCCAAAGCCAGTTGTGTATGTAGAAGCCATGATCTTTTCCTATGCCGCTATATCTGTCCAGTCCGAGGTTTGTGAAGCATCAACCTCAGACCAGCTAGGTGTTTGTGAGCCATCGACCGCAGACCAGCTAGGTGTTTGTGAAGCATCAATAATACCCCAGACATTTGTTTCTCCCGTCGCGCCCGTGGCCGATACTCCCGTGAGAACAGCGCTTGCGGACCCGGATATCGTAACGGTGCCAACATCTCCTGTTCCTTCAACACCCGTAACCGAAACACTGGGCGCATTGCCCGTGATAGTAACAGTGCCAAGGGCTCCCGTTCCTGCAACACCCGTAGGAATGACGCTTGCGGTCCCGGTGCTCGTAACAGTGCCAACGCTCCCCGTGGCCGATACGCCCGTAACCGATACGCCAGCACCCGCCGCCGGAACGACCGTACCAACGGCCCCGGTTCCTGCGACACCCGTAAGGGTGAGGGTGCTTGTGCCTGTGATTGTAACAGTGCCAATCGCTCCCGTACCCGCGACACCCGTAACATCGACGGCAATAGGAGAGTTCCACGCACCCTCGTCCCAGGTGCCCCTTCCCCAGCCTGTGATGTTTGCCAAAGCATTATCCTCTACGCAATCCGGATAATCGCCGTACTAGCGGCGGCGGCAGGAAACGCTATGGTAAAAGTACCAGCAGTGCTGGTTTTGTTCCCGCCAAAATCCAAGGCACAAACGGCTTTATCACCGTTCGTGTCGTTATAAATCAAGGCACCCCTGGCTGTAATGGTAGCGGTTGTATAGCTATGGTCAGCAAAATCGGTGTATCCGGTAGTTCCTGAAGTAGCGGGATTTACATTAGTTAATGCAGTTCCCCCCGTAACGTAACTGCCACTAGACGCAACTTCTCCCGTAGTAGTGAAAGCTGTAGTAGTCGCACCCAAGGTAGCCGTAGTGGAACTTTTGCCACCACTCCCGATGGCATATAAAGACAGTTTAAAACTGTTCCCACCAGAGGCATCAAAATCATGGGTGGCAGACAGTAACTCACCCTTGAATGATGTACACATCGCCGTTGTAATTGCCATCTTATAAGCTCCTTAAATTATTCGCTAGCTCAGGGAAACCAGCTTCCCTTAACTTGGCGGCAATGGTTGCTCTATCTTGGTCCACAGCATATTTCATATAATGGACTATAACCCCATGCACTGTATCTTTAAAGGCTATTGCCTGTTCACGAAGAGGCTCCGGAGCGTCTTTAGACACATAAAGTATCTTGTTTACAGCCATTTGAGCGGCTTCTTCCACCGAAAGACCCCTGTTATTCGTTGTTACTACCTCAACGTCACCTACAGAGAGTGAAACACCTACATCAAACATTTACGGCTTCTTTCAATAAAACCACCTTGTCGTGTCTACCATACAGGACAGTCTCGTCTGTCGGTTCTGGAGGAGTAGCTTCTGACCTCTTTGCTACCGTTAGAGAACCCTCTGAGATAGACAAAATCAGAGGATCATCTAGCCGATGATACCCGTAAAGTTTTTCTTCATCCGGCACGTTTGTATCAAGAAGCGTGGAATCATGGGCAACTTCTACCTTCGTACCTCGTGCAATAGCTGTGGAAAGCCAAAACTCGGCACAAGCCCTTCCCGCTTCCGCCATAACCAAGTTCGACTTATAGGAATAGTCGATCCCGTATAGATATAGCTTCTTAACATTATGATAAATAGCAAAAGCTATGGCATAGGGAACCGTGTTGTTAAAATAGCAGAGTCCCGTATCCTTAACCACCTCTTCAAGAGGATAAAGAACAGCGCCGGGAACCCTTTTGTCCAGGGTGCAGGTGTAAATGGGTCCGGGGTGCTCTCCCAAGATTTTTCGCATTGCATCTGTCTGGGCACCCGCATTTTCAGTATCCAAGAACCTTGATGCTGGATCCATCATAAAAACGCGGTCATGCTTGATCGGGACCATCATGGAGTTGATAGCCCAAACCTCGTCGTAGATCTTGCCATTGGCGGCAGAGGAAGTGAAAGTGCCCTGTGTCCCGCCAAGACCTACAATGGCGACCTCTGCGCCGTTCAAATCCTTATCTATCACTGGACACCTTTTCTGACAACATCGTACCTGTATTGATCCTGAGTCTGCTTGCCTTCCCCTAAATTCTTCAGCCATTGGATGGATTCCTGGAACCTGCTGTTGTAAAGCGTCAGCAGGTCCGTTTCACCTTTCATAAAGGTATAGGCTTCCATCAAGCTGCCGTATAAGAGGCATAGCTCCGCATTTGTACCAAGCCAACTTGTCCCATCATCGGATTCCGTAATGGACTGGGGGCGGTAGAAATAGTGTAGTTCGACGGCATAGTTGCCATCAGGCGTAGGAGCCATAATAAAACTATTTTCATCCCAGTCTCCGTAATACTGGGGCACACCCGTGGTGGCTGGGTCCGGTGTGTAGTCCTGGATGAAGGTCACATGCTTGTATAAAAGGAACTCGTTATTGGAGCTGTTCACAACACTCAGGGAGAAGGGGGCCAGGAAATCTGTCGGTTTTGTCAAGAACTTCACCGATTGCGTGACCGTACCCGACACATTCTTCCTGAAGTCGTCTAACTGACACTCTTTCAGAATACGCTCTTCCGCGTTCAGGATAAATCGGGGTAGCTGATTTACGAAGGTCGTCTCCGTATTATCCGTATAGTCCTGAATAGAGGTTTTTAATGTTGTAAAAGTAAAAGCCATTTTATGCGCTCACGGTTACGGGGCCCGCAGATGCCACCCCACCGCCCCCTTCTACATCACCCGTTGTTGCGGTTCCACTGCTGGCGCTAAACGTATAACTATTATCATCAACTTTAGTTATAGAATACCCAACAGAACTTTCAACAACTGCCGAGGAAAACCCGTCGAAGGGGTCTACATCGCGAAACCGAACCGTATCATCCGTGCTTCTTCCGTGCCCCGGTTCCGTAACTGTTATGGTCGAAGATCCACTACTTCCCGAACGAAAAGCGTCAAAGGGGAGAAGCACGGTAACCGCCGGTTCCGTCCTATCAGGTCGCGGGTTTCGTAGGGCCTGCGGGTCTGCGGGGGTCTTTAAGACCGTCAACTGAGGCTGCTTGGACTCCCATTCGTCCTTGCCGACTAGCATTCCGGTCCATTCTTTCCGCATGTCTCTCAAACGATATGCGGCACCGGAACGGTCCGAAATTCCCAAGGCATGCTTATTTGAAGCAAACCGTGCCATTATGCTGTTCCACTCAGATAACTATATGAAGGAACAACGCTGAAGCTTGCCCGATCCCGGTCTTCCTCAGCGGCTCTGAGGAACTCCTCCTCATAGACAACCTTTAGGAACTGCATCCTATTAGGGGCTCTTTTCATTGAAATATAGTAAGCCAGACCCGCTGCCAGACAGGGGTAGAACCTGAAGGGGACCTCGACGGTATTTATTGACGAATCCGCATCGTCTATTCGGACAAGGCGGTCGTAAATTATAATATCCGTGTTGTTCTCAGGGGTGAGCCACACCTTAACGACCGGTGTTATCTGTCGGTCTACATAGAACTGTATAGGCCTTCCCGTAGACGACTTTGTAGGAATGCTTAGATAGTCGTCCCGGCTAATCCGGCTGATGGAAACATCAGAGCCGCTACGGCGAACTACGGCAGACAAGATATCAATGGTAGATTGAGCGTCATCAAGGCTTGGACTTGCACTAATCGTTGTACTAGCCGAGCTGGTTCCACCTGTTATGGTCTCCCCGGACGTAAAAGTACCCGAGGGTACTGTCAGAGTTATCGTCGTGGCGCTCGGCTTCGTTATGATGGATGCAGTTACGGCGCTGGTTCCACCTGTTATGGTTTCCCCAAGAGTCAAGCTCGCAGAAGACCCAACAGTGGCCGTTATAGTCCCTGCGGGATACGACGAAATACCAGAGGCAACGGTCTGGCTGACTTGGTCAATAGTCCAGCGATTGAGGCCGCGATTAGCCCAATCTGCGAACAAAAAGTTCATAGATCGGCGAGCCGTTTCTCCGTCGTAACCAGTACGAAATTCGAGGCCACAACGTTCAAAAGCCTCTTCTACGTAGTCTGCTACATTAGGTTCAAAGTCCTTAGACCCGGAAACAGCCATGATATGAAAAACCTTTCATGTTAGCCCCAAAGAGCACTCTTCACGGCAACTCCTAAGTGACCAAGGACCATCAACCCTACAGCCCACATAAACTTCTGAACGCCCTCCAGCGACTTCTGTATGTGGGATAAGTCGTTGTTTTTTATAGTATCCAGCTTCTGGTCCAATAGCTTTATATCTCCGCGAATCTCCAGGATTTCCAACTCGTTTTTTCGTCCTAGATCTTCAGACATCCCTCAAGCTCCTATTAGTACTCTTTCAAGCAGTAAAGGACTATTGAGTAAGTATCTCCGCTACTGTGCCCTACCGTTGTAAGCTGGATGTCTCCCGTATTGCCGCCAGAGGCCGCAACATTAGGAAGACCACTTATGTCGGAATAGTCTAGGGTATCGGAGTAATCCGCTGGGAGTTCTGCTGCGATAACATCAGTGGAGGCGTCCCAAAGGACTTTGACACCCATGCCAACATTGCTGAACGTAATCTTCTCGATACGAACACCCGTGCAGGCTGTTCCGTCCTGCAACGACGAAAGGCCAGACACATCTACTTTAGTAACAGCCGCTTCGCCAGACCCGTCGCTGGTGTTCGTGCAGTAGATAACAGCTTTTCTAGGCCCATCTTGCACGGTCGTAGCAGTTACAGCATCAGCCATCACAGTCTCCTTTCAGAAAGAGAGGGGAGACTTTTCCCCTCTCTAATCTATGCAATCTGCACATACTCAATAATGAATGTGAAGGAGCCTGCCGTGGTGGCATCTACCGTGTTGGTGATGTTGCAGTAGATAGTTCTTGCTGCGGAGGTGTATTGGACGGATGCCGGAGCAGTGGTGCCGCTTTCAGTCTGAGCAACCAGCGAAGGCAACGTGACATTACCGACAACAACCGTAGTACCACCATCGAGAATCTGGTCAGTAACAGCCGCTACAATCTGTGCGCCTGAACTACTAGTACCTACCTCGTAACCAATATCACCAGTCCCAATAACCGGAGCTGTGGCACAAAATATCTTGATGTTGGTCATAATTGTATTGGCGGGTTGCGTAAATTCACCAATCGCAGGACTATCGCCAGCAGTGGTATTAACCGTAACGCCCGTGGCGTAGCCGACATGCTTGATGTATTTGTTAGTGAAAATACCCGTGGAAGCAACGGAAGAAGTTTCCGTGACCGCCCCCGTTGACGCGGCGACATTTATAACTTTGAAGCCGTTTTCTGAACGGACGGGACCGTTGAAGGTTGAACTAGCCATCTTTTTTCTCCTTACGAGAGAGATGCCCTAGAGTCTTCGTAAGCGTCTGCTGGGACAGTCGCTAGGGCTATGATTCCCAGAAAGTGGGGGGAGAGTTTCCCCTCCCCCTTTTCTTACGCGCCCGGAGACCCGAAGATTCCGCGAGGGTCAGACCAGCCAAACGCATAACGTTCGCGAGCCTTATACCGCACGTTACCAGTGTCGAAGTCGCCTTCCATGGAAGTCCGTACAGCCGTTCGGTTAAACCCTTTCAGGCCGTTCGGGGCATCCGTCATAATGAACCACGCATCCGTATCCGTAAGGAAGTGGTTGACATCCTTACCTTGAGGAAGCATTCCCATGTTCCTGACAGCGTTGATATCGTTGTCTGCACTGCCGGGTCTCAGGGTAGATTCAAGTAAACGATCAGCCGTGAACTGAAGTTCCTTTGGAATAATCATTTTCAGTCCCTTGACCGCCACCTTGAGGCCACGCTCGTCAACGAAAGCTGCAATGTCAATAAGGGCCTGCTCTAGGCTGGTCTCATTGAGATCCGCTGCCGTCGAAAGTTCGTTACGGAAAGTGCTGCCGTTTACAAGGGGATGATCCGTAGCACAAAGCTCCTTATCATCACCGCCCGTATACGTGCTGGAGAAAGCATTGTTAAGAACCGAAGCGGCCTTAACCTGCTTTGTCTGGCTCATACTACGAGCAAGAGCCTTTGTATATCGACCCGCAAGTCGATCATAAAGGTTGTCTTCTATGGCTTCTTCCGTAATGGAGAACGCTAACGCAATTGTCTCCATCGTGTAACGAGCCGTGTACGCTTCCTGCGCGTCATCGAAAGACACCGCAGTTCCTTCAGATTTGGTG